GTACGGGACACTTGACTCCTCCCACGGGCCAGTTATTAAACTGGTCCGACTAGCCCCTAGAAGGGCAGTCTCCACCCAAGTTTCAGTGTAGTCGACTTGGGGCGACCATAACGCTCCAGGTGCTGCTCAGAACCCGAAAGTGGCGAAACTCCCGGGGCGCGATACAACAGGTAATCATTCTGTTGTTCGCTGTCAGATGCGTAGCAGGGGACTTTACCCCTTAACCAACTACGCGTGTCCAACTTGAGCAAGCACTTGAGAAGGGCACCATTTCCCTCGAGATGATCTCGAGGGGATCTGGCCTCCACAACATACCCCCGGACAAGGGGGCTATGAAGGTATGGGTGAACACGATCGGCTTGATAGCCGAGCGAAGACACCCTGCCCAGCACCGGTGATGTAGGAAGGACGTCAGGATAGTGTTTTATCACACCCCTGATATAATCGTCCAACCAACGGCAAGTCGCCCAGTTTCCACTCATGAAGAGTTGGTTTCTAAGCGACACAACCGAAACAACACCAGTTGCATCATGCTGTGATGTCGGGAGAGCTTGCCGGACACGGACAATGCTTACGTCCTGCCCATTAAAGTATTCCCGGCCACAAGATTCTCTGAACTTTCCAGTCCAGAAACTCTTGTCCAGACCAACTCGAGCACCGAAATGTTCGAGCGTCTGCACCACAGTAGGCACATGTTCTACAGGAACAATCAAATCGTCCCCATAGACGCGCACCGAGCCGACGAACTTTCTACAGTCTCGTCGGGAAAGTGAAACGTTGAGCGACCTCTGGATCCCAATAAAGATCAATGTCGTAAAGACCATCGCCTCAACGGGGAAGCAGAGTGCTGAACCCATCGACGCGTATTTGGCGAGCCGGATTTCTCCGTGCTCACCGCCTACGACAGCCCGACGGGACCGGGTCGAGTCTACTGCCTCAAACAAATGAGGCCATTGACCCAACATAGCCCTAACGAGCTGATTGGAGACACGATCAGAAGCATCGCTAAGATCTAGCGTTGCGGTTCGTTGATCAAGCGAACCTTGACGAGCAAGGGCCTGGTTAGGGCCCTGATCATCAAATCCGATCAGGTGAGGGAGGAGTCTATCTCTCCCAAACCACTCGAGAAAACACCGTAGGAGTCCCTGCTGCATATACTGCATACAGGTAGGCTCCATGGCAATAACTCGTGGCGTCTTCAACGTTTTAGGAACGAGGGTTACCTTAACGGGTACCTCAGAACCGGGTTCGAGGAAGTCAACTCCATCGAGCTGACGATAATATCGCCAGTTCGGAAGGAGATGCTCGCCTGCCGGGAAAACCGGCTCGAGCCGCTCGGTCCAGACAGACTGATCAAACTTGCCGTTTCCGACAAGCCGATCAGCTGTTGATCCTGGGCCGTGCTTAGGAACGATCCGCTGGTGATAAACATCTCTGTCCATCCCAGTGAAGATCGAACCAAAAAGCATGTTCGACATATTTGTGAACTCATTCAGATCTCCTTGTGTGAGTTCAGCATCGAACAAACGGACTTCCTGCTCACACTCGATGTAATTCCTGAGCGCCTTGGCTTGCCGTGCAGGAGAGCACGGTAGTTCCATCTTGCCAAACATCAGCGTTAGCTGACGCAAGGCTTGAATAGAGGCGATACAGG